ATTAGAACAACTCGCACTAGGAACAGTAGGTTTTAGAGGAGTTAGTGAGTTTCCATGGCAAAATGGTTCGATACTTGATGGTATTGATTTGAATATGCTCAAAAAAGACTTAGAGAAAGCCGAAAATTTTAAAGGCGACTTTCAAGAGTATCTTAGAAATATGCTACGACTGAGAGACACTATACATCCTAATAATCTACCATTAATTGATTGGCTAGTTGATAGCGTTGATATTTCATATAATCCTTTGATGTATTATAATAAAGATGCTATTGGTTTAGAATACGCTAGAGTGAGGCTGGCTGAAAGAGTGATTGAATGGCTAGGAGCCAATACACCTGATATGATATCAGACTCAAAACGTGACTCAAGTGGGTTTCGTAGTGGCTTTATCAGCGACGTAAATAGAAACGGCGAAACGCTATATGACATATACACTGTACTTGAACAGGGTGGTAAACTTGACAAACATAAACAGAGTATAGTAAAAGTTGCTAAAAAGAATATCGCTGACATTGTAGATTATAAGCTGAGAAGCACCGATTGGTATGGAGCTACTCGCTATAAAGAATTTAATCGACTAAAAAACAATGAAATATTATCGCTCTTTTCACAAAAAGACCATGATGAAACAGATAATATTTTATTAACAAATGGACTTAAATATAGAATAGCAGAATTGCTACGTGTTTCACCGATTAGTCCATATTCAAGTATGAGTGCTAGAAACAAAGAGTTATATAAAAAATACATGAATTCGGATCTATCAGGAGCTAACATTTTTCAAATTCCTGGCGCTGATATGAAATATTTTGATGAACTATCTGATGATGAGTTTGTAAATGTATTTGCAGAACAGCCGATGTTCATCACATATCTGAGAGATTTAAATAAAGAAGAGCAAGTAGCACTTTTTGATAGGCTTGTTTCCAATGAAAAGGTCAAGCTGCATTCTTAGCAGATGTGAAATTGCCTGAATCTAACTATATGGATATCATCACTAGTTCAAACCTTGATGATAAAGTATATTCTAGATATTTTCAAAACATCATAGACAAATTGAACGAGGGTATCAAAGACCCTTATTCTTGGAGTAAATTGAGTTACTTAGTATCTAAATCTTCAAACGTAGAAGATATGCCACCCAAAGCTGCTATTCTTTTAGAAAAATGTCTTGCTGGTTGGGATAAAAATGGGATCTCTAAACGCACAAGGCAATATCAATCTTTTATGACAGACGCACAACCAGCGTTTGTCAAATACGCCGCAAAAGATAGAAAAGCAGCAAATGCTCTTTATACCACTTTATCAGCATCTATGCAAAGAAGACTTGCTGGTCAGTATCTCGCAAATAAAGAGTTTGCCGTATCTGCTGGTGCTGCTATCGTCGCAGAAAATCAACCAATACGTCCATTTGAAAAACTCAACGACAAGCGTATTCGGGAAATTCTAAAGTACAATAATGTTGTTTCAGAAGAAACAAAAGTACCAGCTAAACATATCAAAACACTTGATACATTAGATGCTTATGCTGAAACAAATCTGAAAGATGTGAAACCTATAGATGACTTAGCAGTTGAAGAAGTCAAAATGCCTAAAAAAGAGTTGCTTCAACTCACTGTAAGAATGCATCAAACGAGAAGAAGCGGTAGACACGGCACAAGTGGTCTATTATTCAACAAAGCATTTGATGTAAAAATACCTCTTCAAGTTGACTCGCAGCAGAAGTGGATTTCTGATAACCCAGACCAAGAGATTATCAATCCAATGTATCACGGAACTGGTAGCATTGCCGCATCTATGATATTACGTTATGGATTCCGAGTGCTCAAATCTGGTGATAGTTCTGTTGTCGGTCGTATGCTCGGTGATGGTGTTTATGGCGCCATTCACATCGATAAATCTCAACAGTATATCGGTGATGCTGGATTCAGTAGAGGCGTCGGCAATAAAGGTTATCTTTTTGAAATGAATGCCGCTCTCGGTGAACAGGGTAAAGATTATCGTGTTGCTGGTCTCGGTCGTGACAATATTCGCTCACCAGAATGGTGCGTATTTACTCCAAACTCACAGTTTCTAATTCTTCGTGCTTATGAGGTACAAATTGTTGCACCTAGCACGATGGATAATATTATTTCTGAAAACCCGTTGACAACTGCTGAAAGTCATGATATTATGAGTTTCAAATCATTTATTACTGAGCAAGATGATATGGGTATAAATTATAAGACATACACCTTCGTTAATGGTCTAATTCCTATAAGTAGTGAAGACTATGTAGACTTCGAAGACTTCAAACCTGAGAGAGCAAATATAACTGTTGAGCCATCAGCGTATGGTCCAACAGTTGTCATCAAGGGAACAGAAACCTCGGAAGACTATATATTCACAGGTCCAACAGACTTTCAAGTAAATAATGAAGAACTATTTGAGGAATACATAAAACTATTAAACGGAGGATAAAATGATGCCAAATCTCCCTTTCAACACGAAAGACAATCACGCTAAAATACACGAAAAAGAAGGTTGTTATGAGATTTGGATTCATCATCAAAACTCTTTAATAGAATTTGTAAATGCTTTTACTAATTATAACATGGCAAAAAGATTTGCTAATGGTTATAATGGACAGGATATCTTTGGAAATGAAAACACAAATTAGTACATACTTTCATGAAGAAGCACCTAACATGCTTCGTGCAGAGGTGTTTGAAGAGAATAAAGTGTTTGGTATACAGTATCTCAAAGGCGATACTGTATTTCACGAAGAACGTTTTCCAGGCAAGTCGATTCATTATGTCGAAGACGCTGCTGAGAACTGGGCGCTAGGTATTAAACTAATATGAACGACATTATGGATGAGTACAATAAGCGTAAGCCTTATTGGGAATACATGCGAATCGATGATGAGCCTGTGCAAAGATCGGTTGACAAAGAAATAGAAATAATAGATAATATTATGAAAGAGCTTGGCGATTTGAAGAATCGTTTAAAGAATATGCCGCTATAGCTCAGTTGGTAGAGCAGGGGTTTTGTAAACCTCAGGTCCGCGGTTCGAGTCCGTGTGGCGGCACCATTTCCTAAAAATACTTGACATCCCATTCAAAATACGATATATTAATATGAGATTCGTGAATAACATTTACCTATAAGGAGTACTTCAATGCTTGATGCCGCCGAACTCATAGAACTTGCAGTCTTCGAAAGACATTGTTTGAATCTAGAGAGTAAGAGCGAAAGGCATAGTCTTCGTATGGGACGTCCGTTTCAGAATAACGAGAACGCTGTTGTTATCAACTATTTTAAAGATCGCATAAACGACCTCAAAGAGAGATCAAAGGACAACTGAATGCTCAAACTACAATATGATGAGTTTCTTGCTCATGTACATAAGATTGCTCGTCGGTCTGACTGTAACTACATGGAAGCAGTACTCGATTATGCTCAAAAGAATGATATAGAGATTGAAGCATTAGCCGATATCATTCGTAAAAATCCTAATCTTAAATCACGTATACAGGATGAAGCAGAAGACCTCTTCATGATGGAGAAGACTGCAAAACTGCCTGTATGAGTGTATACTCTACAAGAGACGCCTATGATGCGTATGTAACGTATCTGGCGTTACAGAGGCACTTTACCTCGTCGTATGATTACTTTAAGTACAACGGCAAGGTAAACGCATCACCACAATCTTTTGAAATAAGAAAGGATAAGTTTCAATTTTACAAGTTGTCAAAACATCCCGAATATAAGAATTATATTATCGCTAACATGGTAAACTCTGATAAAAAAATTTGGGTAGGAGACCTTCTCACCAATGAAAGCGACGATATATATAAGCAGTGGTCGAAGAAAATTCAATCACTATCCTATCACTTTAAACAGGAGGTATCAAAACTGAATACAGACTTTGATTCTAATTTTAAAGTAGTAGATGGTCAGCATCCACCATTGTTAAACGAGGTTATAGCCAAACGTTTTTCAATCGAAGCGCTGATTATTCTTGATGATGTTCTAGATATTTTTAAGCATTGGAATAATAAAATCGCTTTACAAATTATCTGGAGTGAAGTATACTCTAAGAGTATGAAATACAAACCGTTTTTACATTATGATAAGTCGGTAATGAAACAATCATTACTGAACTGTTTTGGATAAATCGCAAATACAAAGGAAAATACAAATGAATACATTCGCACAACTAAAATCGCAGAAAAACTCTTTTGATAAACTCAATGCCCAGCTGCAGAAGCTAAGTGGCAATCAATCTCAGCAACAATCATATGGCGATGACCGTCTCTGGAAAGCAGAAGTAGATAAAGCTGGTAATGGCTATGCTGTTCTACGATTCCTTCCAGCACCAGAGGGTGAAGATATGCCTTTTGTTCGTCTTTGGGATCATGGCTTTCAAGGCCCTGGTGGCTGGTATATTGAGAACTCTCTTACTTCAATCGGTCAACAAGACCCAGTCTCAGAGTATAACTCTACTCTTTGGAACTCTGGCGTTGACTCCGACAAGGAACTTGCTCGTAAGCAAAAGCGTCGTCTGAAATATTTCTCCAATGTCTATATTGTAAAGGACTCTGCTAATCCTTCTAACGAAGGTAAGGTATTCTTGTATCAGTATGGTAAGAAGATTTTCGACAAGCTAAACGAAGCAATGAATCCTCAGTTCGAAGATGAAGATGCAGTAAATCCATTCGACTTTTGGAATGGCGCAAACTTCAATCTCAAGATTCGTAATGTAGAAGGTTATCGTAACTATGACCGTTCCGACTTCTCTTCTCCTAGCGCATTGTCTGATGATGATGCAGAGCTAGAGCGTATCTGGAAGTCGCAGCATTCCCTACAAGAACTCGTCGATCCTAAGAACTTCAAGTCCTACGATGAGCTAAAGACTAAGCTTTATCGAGTCCTAGCGCTTGATGGCGGTGTACACGCACCCAAAACTACCGCCGAGGAAGACGAGCCTGCGGTGATGGACTTCAAGCCACAGTTTAAGGAAGCAGCAGCTCCTGAACCAAAGCGTGAAGATTCATCACCGTCATGGTCAAACGACGATGATGACGATGATAGTCTCTCGTTCTTTAAAAAGTTGGCTGAAGATTAAAAGCTAACTAAATAGCAATGGGTTGGACGCCAGAAATAGTCCCGTGGGGAGCCAAGGTTAGCTCCCCTTTTTATTAGAATCCATAAGCCATTTGAGTTTTATCATTTGGATTTAAACCAAACGTTGATGAACTGTCGTTGTTGACAGTGACTGGACCGTTATAAACAGTACCAGTATATGTTGGACCAACAGTTGTAGGAGCAACAATATTAGCGCCACTTGACTTACCAGCACCAACGCCGCCTTCAGCCATAGTTGCAAGTGATGCTGCTTGTTTTCGAGTTTCTAAGTCGGCAAGTTTAGCTGCTCTTTCAGCATCTAAACGTTGCATCACAGCAGAGTCAGCGCCTTGACTACTAGCTAAATCTGCTCTTTGGCTATCTACACTTTCTTGAGTGATACCTAAACTTGATAAGGCTTTTCTACCTAAGTAAGTATCGCCTAATGTATCAATAACAAGTTGTTGTGCTCCTATTAGCACCTTGTCTGGAAGCGAAGCCAAGTAATTAAAAAGAGATAGAAAATTCTTTTTCAAATCAGCAACGGCATTAATCCATATCTCTTCCGCAGCAAACATAATTCTATCTGCTATACCAGAAAACCAATTACCGATTGCTGCAAAATTCGTTTTAAATGCCTCTATTTCGTCGGAAAATAAATCACTTAGAAAATCACCTACTGGTTTAAGCGCATTATCATAAACGAATTTACCAAAATCTCTGAATATTTCCAAAGAAGTGTCAACCGCTTGTTCTATAGCTGTCACTGGATCACTGAATAATGTCCCAAACCATTTACCAACGTCTTCAAAGACTTCTTCCAACGCTACAACAAATTTATTAAACATATCTGTAAATGAGAACGAGTCGAGCATACTTTCAAACTCAGAGAACCCAAGTTTGCCTGCTGCCCACGATACTAAGTCTTTTAGTAAGTCTAGTGGTTTGGTTATTAAACCTCGAATCACTTCTAATAAGCCTTCTTTTATACCACCCAATAATCCTTCTTCACCGAATCCTTTCATAAATCCTTTAACAAAGTCGATGAGGCTGAATATGACAACTCCAACTGGACCCATAGCAACTCTCAAAAATTTCAGCGCACTGCCAATACTACTAAAAATTGCTCTCAGAGGAGAAAAAATAGAACTTGTCGACGAAAGAATGGTTCTAAAAAACTTTATGATAGGGTCGCTAAAATCTATAACCTTTTTTAAATATGCAGTTACTTTTCCTATTGTTTTACCAATTGTACCTTGTTTACCAAAAGCAGAATTGAAAAAATTACCTATTCTTGTAAAAATACCAGTTACAAAGGTAACAGAATTTCGAAGAAAATTTAACGGTCTTTGTAGTATTGAAAATGTATTTGCTAGTCTTGTCCCAAACGCCGTAATAATTTTTAATGCGGCTGGTGCCCTAATAGCATTTACAATTTCATCAAAAAAGGAAGAAACAGCGGCAGCTAATCCAAGTCCAAGTGCTAGTACAGCTCCAGTTAAGGAAAATTTTCCAGCTGGCTGTGCAGGTGCAGGCGTTTGTGGCGCTGCTGGCGTTGCTGCTGGTGGAGGAGTTGGCGGTGGAGGTGCTAATGCTCCAAGCTGACCTTGTTGTATAATATAGTCTCTCATAAAATCAAAAAACTTAATTTGATTATTGTTCATTGATTTAAGTTCGCTGGCAATAACCTTTAGAGAGTTGGTGCCCGAATTACGAGTCAACTGTCCTTCTGTTTTTATTCTGTCTATAACGTCTTCTAAAGTTGCCATTTTTTATATTTTCCTATTGACTTTTTCAAGAATCATAGTATAATTGCTTTATAGCACATCAAGTAATTACTTCTTAGCTGGTGTTGTTGGTGCTGCTGGTTTAGGTTTATCACCACCCTTCTTATCACTGTAAGCATTCGCTCCAAAGTAAGCAGCAACAAGACCAGC